TGGCAATAATATAGTTGAATTTATAATGACGGTGTACCCAGGGTATGCGTTAGATTTTATGGGAGTCATCTATGGGATGCTGTGGGCATTTTTAGATGGAGCAGTGTTTGGTATGATATTTTCATTTATATATAACCAGATGTTAAAATGCCCGTGTTTTAAATAAAAGAGGAAGAAGATGAGTAAAGAAGAGAAATGTGCCGTATGTAATAACAACCCCTGTACTTGCGAAAAGGGGCCGGGATTTAAACTGAATGTACGCTGGGCAATACAAATTGCACTTATAGTGTTACTTAACCTGGCTATATGGGGGTACTACTCCTTCAACCAGTCAAAAGAGAACCATGAGCACGTAATAGGCCAGATGTCTAAGGATATAGAACGAATGGATAAATCCTTGCAAATGCTACACCAGAGGGCACATGGTGAGGTAATGAAAAACTTACAAAATAGAGATTGATACAAGTAGATAACTTTTTAACCTGTGAAGAAGCTAAGCAGCTACTAGAGAAGCATACATACACAATAACACAGGAGTCCTACACTCTAGGGCAGGAGAGCCCCTGCACCATTCCCCCCTCTATACATAATAAACTACAATACGTACTAGGCATTCCGTTCTCAGTACAATCTTCGTGGTATTCCATCAGCCCAGTTGGTGGAACTATAGTGCCACATAATCACATAGATGCAGACCTGCTTGATAAGCTAAGTGTAGTAATATACCTTAGAGGTTCTGGCAAGGAGCACTTATGCTTTCCTGATACTGGCGACAGCCACCCAACTACCCCACTGTCTATGGTGGCCTTCCCCGCTAGTTACTACCACAGCGTGCACCTTACTCAAGATATTGACCGAGTGTGCATAGCCGTAGACTTACTACCTAGAAAAAATTTATCTTGACAATTTGTATGTACTCTAGTATAATATAGGGATTAAGTACTTAAATATTCAACGGAGATTATCACCCATGAGCAGAAAATATAAATTTAGAGGAAGAGAAGGAATTGTTGCGATCAACAAAGCAAAGAAGTATATTCGTAGTATAACGGGAGCGCTAAGAGAAGCTACAGAGTCGGAAGTCGAAAATGGCTTAGACTCTGATTTAGTATTCTCTGGTTCCAAGTCAGACCTTAGAAAAGGCGAGATGCAGGAAAAGAATATATCTGTATTGAGTGACCAACTTCTAGACCTTACTGATAGTATAACTACTGAGACAACTAGGGCTGAAAAAGCTGAGGCAGATTTAGCTTCATCTATTGATAGCACGTCTTCTTTTTCCTCTAGAGATCTAATTGCACTACAGGCTGATATAGATAGTAAATTTGCAAATACTGGTGGAGTATTAAAAGGGGATATTATTCCTGATGCTGATAATACTTATAGCTTAGGTTCCGCACAGAATCGCTGGAAAGATGTTTATATCGGACCAGGTTCTCTATACATCGGAGACCAGAAAGTACTGGAGTCTATACAGGACACTATTGTTATTACTGCTGATATAAACCAAAATATCTCTATGAGAGCCAAGGGCACTGGTGACTTAGAATTAACTACTGACACGGGTGCTATACAGATTAAATCAGATGTACTAATTACTCCTGGTAAAGGATTCAATACTTTAGATTCTTCTAAAGTAGTATTCCATTCAGGTATTGCTGTTGCTGGCGAAACTATTACAGATGTAGCTACTCCTACGAATGATACAGATGCCGCGAACAAACTGTACGTAGACTCTGTCCAGGCAGCATTAGACCTTACGGTATCTGACGCGGACTTAGCAGCTCTAGAGGTTAAGATCACTGAAAACTTATCTGACGTTCTAGCAACTTCTCAGGTAGCAAGTGAAACTGCAATAGCTAACGAAGCAGCAATTACCTCAATAACAGCATTAATGCACACTGATGAGGAGGCTCTAGCAGCCAAGGGTGCCCACTTAAAGGAATTAAACGACCTACTTGACACTGAGTCTGATACGGTTCTAACCAATCTAGCCAAAAAGTTAGATAAAGATTTAGGTAATTTGACCTCAGCGGATAAAGCCGACCTCGCACTTAAGTACGAAGAATTAAACGACCTACAGAAACAAGAGCTGGTAGGACATTTTGATGTACACTTTGATAACTTGAGCTATACCCAGAAAGATACTCTTAAGCTGAAGTTTGAGCATCTAACTGAAGCTGAGATTACTACTCTACGAGGGACTTTTTATCACAGAAACTTCGATGACTTAACTCTTGAACAACTAGACAGATTAAAGATACAGTATGGGGATCTAACTCCGGAACAGCGTGCAGCAATTACTCTTAGGTTCTCTGAGTTAACTGAAGCCGAAAAAGAGGAGCTTAAGTTCAAGAGTGAGCACTTTACCGATGTAGAATGGGAGAATTTTAAACCAGATTTTGCGGATATGACTGCGGCCCAGCGTGCAGCAGTAACATTTAAGTTCTCTGAGTTAACTAAGACAGAAAGAGATGGGCTTACGTTCACGCGAGAGGACTTTACTGCTGAAGAGTGGGATTCTTTTAAGATGAATTACTCGGAGCTATCTGTGGACGAGATAGCTAACTTACGAGGAGAGTTTTACGCCCAAAACTGGGCCGAATTGTCGGATGCACAAAAGTCAGAGCTTAAAGTGCCTTATGCTGACCTGTCGGATGCGGATAGAAGACTAATTGCCCTGAGATTCTCGGACTTAACTGTTCCAGAGAAAAATGAGATGTTAATGAAGTTCAACGAGTTAAATGCTGAAGAGATAGAACAGCTTAGGGGAGCTACAGGTGCTCAAGGAGACATAGGGCCTAAAGGACCTGAAGGAAATGCTGGATCAGGAGGTGCTCCAGGCCGCGCAATGGTGTACGCGGACTTAACAGCACAAGAAATAGCGTACCTTACAGGTCCTCCAGGCGATAACGGAGCAGACCTATCCTATAAGGACTTAACACCTGCGCAAAAAGAAGAATTAATTCTTACGTGGGAGAAGCTAACGGATGTTCAAAAACAGAGCCTGAAGTTCACGCGAGATAACTTTACTGCTGAAGAGTGGGATTCTTTTAAGCTGAAGTTTGAGGATCTATCTAATGCGGAAATAGCGGTTCTTACCCCTGCAGAAGGTGTACCTGGCAGAGCTTTTGTCTACGAGGATTTTGACGCATTACAGCTAGCGAACCTAAAGGGAGAAACAGGAGATACTTTGACTTGGGCGTTGATGGAACCAAAGGACCAGAGCGATGTTATTGCAAAAATTCAAAAGGACATACCTAAACTAACTTTCGACCAGTACACACCAGAAGAGCTGTATAGCTTAATGCCGCATATTGCCCCTAACCAAGCGCAAGCTGGTGAAGGCCAGCACTTAGTGCTAAAGCCGGGAGTAATAGTCGGACCAATATTAGACACCTTTACCACCACAATAACTGATGAAGCTGGTGTCGAAACTACGCATGAGTACCAAATGCGCCGTAAAGATGCAGATGGTGTCGAACTTGCGTTCGTCACAGCAGAAGGTTTATACCCGCAATGGGAAACGCAGCCAGATGTTATAGAAATGCCAGACGTGAATTTTTCAGAAGAGGGTCACGTACTAGAGCTAGGTGCTGGCAAGGTGCCGCAATGGTCTACCATGCAACCTACTATAGACAAGAGGATTGATGCCTACGACCTGGAAAAAGATCCTGAGATTGATACTAAGATCAGTACTGAGATCGCCCAGTACGATTCGACAGTAGACGAAAAGCTATCTGCAGCATTATCGGCATATACTCCCTCAGCTGAGGGCAGTGTTGATTTAGCAGTAGCCGCAGAAGCAGAAGCAGTAGAAGCCGCAGCAGAAGCAACCATCGCACTAGCTACTGCTAGTACTGCAGAAGAACTGCTAGCCGCAGAAGTAGCAGCAGACGCAGCAGAGGCAGCAGCAGCGGCGGCAGCAGAAGCAGCAGCGGTAGTTTATGAGCTAGAGCAACTCGCAATAGCAGCGGCAGAGGCGGCAGAGGCAGCAGCTTCTACGTCTACGTCTACGTCTGCACAGACGATTGAGAAAGAGATGCTAGGAAATGAGACGTATGAGATACCATTAGATACACCTTGGAATGCTGCCTCTCACGTAGGTGTGCAGCAGTTTGTACCAGGCGCGGGAATTCAGGACGTATCTTGGAGTATAGAGGCAGTAGACGACAAATGGGACTTGCAGGGTACGCAAATATCTACGGCAGGACAACTGACACTAGCAGGAATAGAGTCTGGAGCCTATGTTATTTCATCATTCGAATCTAGATATATCTGGATGTGCTTAATGTCCGATGGTAAATTGAGAGCAACCCAAAAGAGCCGTAGCTCCTACCGCGCTAGTGGACTTGCATATCCGCCGTCTACCAGGGAGTCGAGTAGTTATGGCCAAGGCGGCACCAGATGTAGCGATCAGGCGACTACATATTTAGGGACGTGTTCCTTCGCAGATGGTGCAATATTACCGAAGATAAAGCAGTTTTACCATGGCACTGATGGCTACTATGGTTACGAGGGCGCATTTACTCTAGCCCTAACGGAAGACGGGGACATGTACGTAATCGGAAGGGTAAACACTGGTAATATTCCAATGTCTTCAATGGATTATCAAGCTAGTGATGAGTGGGGTTATTCTTATTATCCTAGAGGCTCTTCAGTCTTTAAAGACTACACTAACTGGTCTAAAGTTATGCCTATCACTCCTGACGGTAGTGAGAAGGTGGACAAGTTCCATCTAGGCTCCCACGGATTATATGTGACGACTAAGACTGGGAAGTACTACTCTCAGAGTATGAACGAGATGTGGGGACTTCACATGTCCGACGCTCCTCGAATTGGTTATGAGTTTGACTGGAGCAGGACCGGTTGGGTACACTGTAACCTCCTAGAGGACGGAAGTGTCAAAGACTTTTACCTACAACAGAAGATGTACTCTTCTAGCGAGTCTGCAAGCGTCTATGCGGGTAGTGTGATATTGAAGGACGGCACCCTGCTAACGGCTGGCCACTATTTTGGTAACGGCCTAGGTGCTGATCAGGCTGGATTAACAGAAAATCCAACTATACCGTACGAAGGCTCATCAGTCATCCAGGTGCTGCATTATAAACAAGGAATTAAGGTTCTAATGTCCGATGGCAGGATGCTGATTCGTGGTTACTACGAGATAGATGGTACCGGAACTAGTAGTAGTAGTAACTATTACGAGGGTAGAGACTGGGTTTTAACCACCAGCATACCAGACGATCTTTGGAGAGGCTTAGGCTTCGCCTCCGCGCCAGTTATAAACGAGATTCTATGGGAAGGCAAGCAAATGTGTAAATCTACCAACTTAGACTACTCAGCATACTTCCGAGATACAAAAGGTAAAGTATGGGGTTACTCCGGACAGGCTTATAACGATTATGCTTTCATGAACGGAAAAGGACTAAAATGGCAATACCTAGAGATGGATGACGTCGTATCGTTTAGCGCAGGAACAGGCGATAGGAGTTATACTAATGACTCCTACACAGCTGTTATGGGAGATGGCTCTGTACGAGTTAGTAAGCTAAGACAAAATGAGGTGTGGCCAGGAATTACAGGAAATAACCAAACCTACGGCAATGATTATTCTTATACTAAGCTACAAGATCCTATAACAACTTGGAACTTTGATACACCTGCAGCTGTTACAGCAGGTGCTACGGCAACTGTTACTTCAGCAGGTGCTATAGATACTAGTACATGGGCTAGCGTATCGGGTATTAATATATCGGCTAGCATTAGTAATGATAGCTACGCAAGCCTGGGTGCTCGTATTAGTTGGGACGGAGGTGTAACTTTCGGAGAACCAAATTCGTATGACTACTGGAATAGTGCAGACCTTACCAAATTGGATCAACCTGGGGACAGTCTAGTTATTCAGCTAATACTGAAGTCAGAAGCAGAGGACTATACCCCTAGAGTTGATAAGGTAACTGTGTCTGGTACTAAGAAAGGAGTTTACGCTCAAACTGTAGTATCCCCGACTACTATACTAGTACACGGTAAGTCTGGAGATCCAGATACTCTAATGATACAGCCTGCAGAATCTTTTGTAGGGGCTAATATGGAGTTATACCGCATAACTATAATGTAACCTCGCTGTAGTTTAAATAAGAAGCCTCCGAAAGGGGGCTTTTTTTACGTCCTGGGAAAAATTTCTCTTGACATCTACGTGGCATTTGGGTATAATTGAGTATAAATTGGAGAATAATTATGCAAGAAACACAAATGGTTGCGATATCTCCCGAAGCCTTAGAGGTCGCTAACTGCTATTTACAGACAACGTCTGTTGAAGCTACGGCGTCTCGCATGGGTATACAAACTCAGGCTGTATCAGAGTATCTACAGAAGAGAGAAGTAAAGTCTTACATAGACACAGTATACATGGACCAAGGTTACAGAAACCGATTCACTTTAGCTTCGGCGCTAGATAACGTAATTGCGAAGAAGCTAGAGGAAATGGACGAGACGGAGATGGGGTCAAATAAGGACATAGCAGACTTGCTAGCCTTAGCACACAAAATGAGAATGGACGAAACCAAGGCTACCATAGAGATGGAGAAAGCCTCAAACAGCCATATGTCAATAAGGAACCAAACTAACGTTCAGATAAACGATTCGGGATTTGGTAAAGGCAACTACGGTAACTTGATGAAAAAGTTACTAACAACAGAATGACTGAAGAAGAATGGTTGCCTGATATGTACAATAAGTGTATAGAGGCCCTACACGAGTTTTCAGAGTTAGAGGAGCTTACGGAAGAAGAAATAGGTATGAGAAATTTATGTCACACTATAGTTTATATGTTTAACAGACTAAAGCTAGAAGACATGAGCGTACCTGAAGATACTACCGTACATTAGAGATGTTAGGAATACCAATGGAAATTTTATCTATGGGAGTGTCTACTCTTTTAGGCGCTTGGATAAAGATCTCCGCACAAAAATCTAGTGATAGAGCCTTATTTAATAAATTAGCAATAGCTAAGCATACTGCAGTCGAACAAGGAGTGCAGAATGCAAGAGAGGATCAATCGTGGGGCACAGTAGCAGTACGAAGACTTATAGTCGGAGTACTTATGTCTATGGCTGTCATAATACTAGTTGCACCCTTTTTCGGACTGCCTACTAATGTTCTAGTGGAAAGCACTAGAGGAGTAGATTTGTGGATTATAGACCTAACCTATAAGGTAAAAGAGTACGTAACTTTACAAGGAATGGTTACTCCGGATTGGTTGCCCTACGCTATATTAAACGTAGTAGGGTTCTACTTCGGAGCTTCCGTCGCCAAAAGGTAGGAGCCCATGAATATGGACGAAGATAGAGAACGACTAATACGACTAGAAGAACGGCTGACTAGTCTAACAAACGACATACGTAGAATAAGTAAAAAGCTTGATAAAGTTTCTAGTAGTGTGTCGGCGGCAGAAATGCTAAATACACGAACCCATATTTCAGTATCCTTCGGAGAGAAGCTGCTATGGGCAGGAGTTTCTGGACTAGTAGCCTTCGTGGTATGGCTAGTTGAGAAAACATCATGAGCTTACAGACACACTTAGAGGAATATGTTATGGACCACAACTGGACATCCACGTACGTGGGGGATTACTTATCGGTAGAAGTAACCGAAGCAGCAATGCACGTAATCAACACAGGGGTATTCACACTAAACATAGTAGCTATAACTGTAGCCCTATTTTCAGTACTATGGACACTTAGATTCTACAAATCCTACCCAGCTATTCTAATAATACTACCCCTAGTCATAGCTTCAGTAACTATGTGGAACTCCCTATACATGATGCTAAGTAACTGGGACCCTGGGTACGGAGAGTCGTACCCGCAGGTAATATACTCACATAAAGTTTTTTACGATTTTTCTCTTATCATGGTATCCCTTACTATAATAAGACTAAAGAATCTACTGAGGTAACCCATGCTGCAACCATTATGGTGTGACCTCCCTACCTTAGACAGACTAGAGTATCTATTCTGGGTAGAAACTCTCATATCCGATGGACGACTACCCTCTACAATGACAGACGAAGAGATTATAGAAAAGTGCGAGAGCATGTATTACTGCGACATTTCCCTGGAGACAACAAAATGATAAAATATGATAAAATGCCTACTATGATACCTATGCCAATACTAACGGCAGGAAAGGGTACACTAGGGGCCGTAAAACTATGGGTTCTAACTACTAGAAAGTGGACATTAGCGGATGATTGGTACTACCAACTAGACGGTATAGACTACATGGTACCTAAAGGATTTGTATTTGATGGTGCCTCTGTACCTAAGTTCTTTAGAAGCTGGTTAAGCCCTATGGGAATATTATTAATACCTGGACTTATACACGACTTTGGATATAAGAACTCTTACTTTATGACTAGATACGGCAAGGACAGACCCTTTGAGGCTGGACCTACTAGGACTCAGAAGTACTTCGACGAAGTATTCAGGGATACAGCTATATCTGTAAATGGATTTAAATACTTAAACTACGCAGCTTTTTACTCTCTGAGACTAGCAGGATTTTTAGCATGGAGAGGACACAGGAGCAATGATTGAATAGTAGAGGAAAAGCAGAGGTAGGGATAATGATACTAATAAATGCCGCATTCTTATTGAGTGTGATAATACTTATGTTGAATAATAATGCGTAACCTATTTCACACAGTTACACATTACCTAGCCACCACCCCCTATTTTACTGGGTGGACTTGGAGAAAGTGTAGCATCGTATCTTGCTTAGCCTTGCTGGCAGTAGGTATACCGCTAGCAATAATAGTAGTAGCATTTTATTTATCAGGAGAGTAGTAATGAGTTTTCATAGGGCAGTAGTATTAGGAGCAGTAGGTGCAGTACTTATATATGCTTCATCCCCCAGGGTAGAGGCTCTAGATGATTTCAATCTAGCTAGTTACGGAGCGAACTCCTATATTAAAACAACTAGGACAGAGGTTATACTAAAGGTAGTGCCGTATACTAGCGATAAGGTACTAAATAAAGAATTTAAGAAATTAAACGGACAGCCCATGCCGGAAGGCTCGGGTATAAGAGGATTTACAGTTGTAAAGCCTAACAGCGACGTATGCTATGTACACATTATACCTGCCCGACTGTGGGATGATAGAGAGGCTATGGCAATATTGGGTCATGAAATATACCACTGTCTAATGGCTGACCACGAATGAGTACAAAGTAACTTAATATTAGGAAGAGTATGAGACGAGACAAACAAACAAAGAGCATAGAGGGATGGTTTAATAAGCCAGTATTTTTCAGTATGGCGGCTTTAACATTAGCATCCTCACTAACTGCGTGCAGCTCCCTAGGGGGCAACACTGTTATAGATGAGTACGCTTCTGTGACGGATATTAGTATTATAAAGAGTACGGGCACCATCTTATTAGAATGCACTATTACGGAGACCATATACCGCTGCCATGTTAGAGATAAGTAGAGAAGATGTTTCCGCTGAGGAACTAACCAATTTTAAGGAAATAGACAGGTTTATAAAACTACCTGTTGAATCCTATTTAGACTTGCTGAATATTAGTCCCAACAGGTCCCAGACTGCATTAATCAATGCAGCTAATAATCCAGATTATAGATTCATAGTAGCAGCTCTATCTAGACGACAGGGTAAGACTTACATGGCCAATATAATAGGTCAGTTAGTAGCTTTAGTTCCAGGAGCTAACGTTCTTATTATGTCTCCTAACTATTCTCTATCACAAATATCTTTCGACCTACAGAGAAGTTTAATAAAACACTTTGACTTAGAAGTGCTAAGGGATAATGCTAAGGATAAGATTATCGAACTTAGTAATAACAGTACTATACGTATGGGCTCTGTTAACCAGGTAGATTCTGTAGTGGGTAGATCATACGACTTAATTATATTTGACGAAGCTGCCCTATCTGAGGGTATGGATGCTTTCAATGTAGCTCTACGACCTACTCTAGATAAGCCCGGGTCTAAAGCTATATTTATTAGTACTCCCCGGGGTAGAAACAATTGGTTCTCTTTACTATATCAGAGAGGATTCAGCGATCAGTACCCTAACTGGGTGTCTATAAAAGCCACTTACCACGAAAACCCTAGGGTAACGCTATCGGATATTGAAGAGGCGAAGAAAGCTATGTCTTCAGCAGAATTTGCTCAGGAGTACTTAGCAGACTTTAACCAGTTTGAAGGGCAGATATGGGGAGGGTTCGATGCGGAGACTTGTATAGCAGACTTATCCGAACTAGATATGTCTAAGATGGACGTAATAGCAGGACTAGACGTAGGGTTCCGGGATCCAACTGCCTTTGTAGTTATTGGGTATAGTTGGGATGAGGAGAAATACTATTTAGTGGCCGAATACTTGCACGCAGAGAGAACGACTGACCAACATGCTGAGTACCTAAAAGCACTTATTGAGAAGTACGACGTAGACTTAATATACATTGACTCTGCGGCTCAGCAGGTGAGGTTCGACCTTGCACAAGAGCATGATATACCCACCAATAATGCCACTAAGGACGTTTTAGCAGGTATAGCGCATGTAGCTGCTATCGTGGAGAATAGTAGGTTAATAGTAGATATGCGATGCAAGGAGACCTTGCTAGCCCTGGATCAGTACCAATGGGATCCTAATCTAAACCTACTAAAGGAGAAGCCTGTACATAACTATGCTTCTCATATTGCTGATGCTCTTAGATACGCTTTATATACTTTCCAAGACTCTGAGATAACAGTATAAGGTTCTAAAAATTTATCTTGACATTTTGGTTAGTTGTTGGTATAATGATTTTTATAAAAGTGGGAATATAGACCTATATTGGTTAGGCTATTTCTCACTTAGCATGTTGATAGAGAGGAGATTCTGGTATGTCAGACCTAAAAAGGGACAAGGTTAAGTATATTCGCGACAGAGCGAAGAGTGCCTACATAAAGGACACTGAATGCTACATATGCGGGTCTACAGAAGACCTAGACTTTCACCACTTTAACTCCGTTACTGAATTACTAGAAAGATGGATACAGAAGCATAACTTACCTTCTAACAGTGCAGAAGATATGATGGAAATGAGAGACGAGTTTATTGAAGCCCACCATAAAGAGATTTATGATGATACAATAACTCTATGTCATACCCATCATCTTAAGCTACACTCAATTTATGGTAAGAGACCTACTTTAGCCACGGCCCCAAAACAGGAACGCTGGGTCATCAAAAGGCGTGACAAGGAACGTACATGAAATTATTGGATACTATCAGGGAGAAGCTCAATCCTTCTCAACCTGCTATTGCTACGAACTTAGAAGGTTCGGAGATACATACTACTAAGCCATACAGAAAGTATGGAGACGCATACAAAGACGTAGAGGTAGTAAACAGAGCCGTAAATCTACTAGTAGACGCAGCTCAAGGACTAGAATTTGACGTAGGGGATAAGCTTGGTTTTACTGGGTACGCTACTATTAAGAACAAAAAGCTAGCTTTACTTCTTAATAAGCAGCCCAACCTATACCAAGATGCTTCTGCTTTTAGAAGAAATCTATATACAGACTTCTTAGTGGAAG